TGGTTCACCAATGTCAATCTTCTCAGACTCAGCAATCTTATTAAATGCATCAACGGCTTTCTGTAATGAATCTATTTCATCGTTGAGGGCATTTTCTAAATCTTTAGCTAATTTAATTTGTGTTTCAGTTGCTTCAATATTGTCATCCTTAGCATCTGTATTCTTATCTATGTTCTCAGTATTTTCTTTTGTTGATTTAGTATATTTCTCTGTTCCACCAGTAATTTCCTCAATTAATGCATTAGTGTCTAAAGTAGTTTTATAATATGATGTTAATCTTAAATCTGCATCTGATATTTTAGTTTTTATACCGTCAATTTGTGCCTGATATTCTCTTAAATTTGCTTCCCTTGTACCAGCATATAAATCATCCTGTCTTAATGTTATATTGAATTCTCTGTTATATTCTTTTTGAGCATCTACTAATTCTTTTTCTAATTTAGATTGTTTTTCAAGGTTCTCTTGTATGGCTTTATCAAACTGTTGTAGTTTATATCTGGCCTTTTGATAAGCAATATAATTTACAACTTCTAAATTAAGTTGTTTTTGAAATTCCGTTTCATCTGATAAATTTTTTAATGTTGTATTATAAGTTGAATTTATTTCTTTTATTAAATCTTTTCTTGTTTTGCTACCAGCATTACTCACCTTTAATTGTCCAATAAGACCAACAAAGGCGGAACTTTCTTTTCCAATAAATTCTGCAGCTTTTTTCTCTTCTTCGTTTTGGGCTTTTAAAGTGGCAACTCTTTCTTGTTGTCTTTTAGTTGCCTCCTTACTTTTACCTGAAAACATTATTAATGCCCCAACTACTAATCCAATCCCTGTTATAATGGCGGTATATGGGTTTGCAGCGAGAGTTAAATAGAATGCCTTAGTGGTTGCATTGGCGGCCTTTGTTGAGAGGGAAAGAGCCTTAGTTGTAAAGTCAAGTGCGACAGTTTTAATAACCGCAAGACCTTCCGCTGCTTGACGAGCACCCAATGCGATTACTAATAAGTTTTGGGCTTCAGCTAAAGCCTTTGTGGTTGCTTCACTCTCTTTACCAAATAAAGAAAAGGCTGATGATGCCGCAGCAAATGATGCCCCTATCGCTCCACCTAATCTTGCTAAATCTCCCAATTTAGTGCCGAGGTCTCTACCTGTATTTCCTGCAGAAGTTTGTAATGCTTTTAAATCACCTTCAACAGTTTTAATTTCAGCCGATAGTTTGGTGAATCCTGCAGTGCCCACCTGCATCTCAGACAATTCAAGCTTTGCTTGTTTTAATTGTAATTCAAGTTGTTCAATACCTGATACCGCTTGGGGAACACCATTGAGGACAATATTAAGAGCAATAGTTTCTGCCATAATTTTAACAAGTGGTTTGTAATACTCTACCATAAGTATCAACACATACAAACGTGGTTGTCTGACCAACTTGTTGGATATATGTTCCCATTGGTAGTAATTCAGGAGTTAATAAATCGAGGTAAATTATATCATCATTTTCAATAACAAAATTATTGTTTTCAGAATAGAAGGTATATTGAGTTGCGGTATTAGTACACACAGAAGCTTGGTCTGTTGAGATATATGCTAAATCATAATAGAAGTTCTCTGGTATAGGATATGGTTCATTTGGCCCATAAATATAAATTGGTGCTGGTGGTTCAACTTTATAATATGGTATGTTCTCTTTTATTAAAGATATTTTGGTAAGTCTTTTATTAACCAAATCGGCATCAAACATTTTTTCAATTGTATAAAAAGAATCTTTAATCCATATCTTATCATTTAATTTTGTTTCATATACATCAATAGGTCGGAAATAGAAATTACCCGTTAATCGTCTTCCTGTTGGGTCATATAAGTTGTCAGTAAAACTTCTCCAAAACACATTATAGATATTAAAATCTGTGAATTGTTGTATCTGTGTATTACTATTACCAAAGAAATCAAATGTGCTTCTAAAATTTAAATCTGATATAATTGCAGATAGTTGTGAGTCTATTGTTGATAAGTGTGATACCGCAGGATAAGTTGTCCATTCAATGGGGGTATTACCTGAAGACAAATACCACGACCCTTGTTGTGTTTTAAGTGCGTCTTTATATGCTAATCTATTTCCCACCCAAAAGAACAAATGTGGTTTTGTTGCATATGGTGCTTGTTGTTGATTATTATTATAATAAAATTGTGGTATAATAAAGTTGGGTGCATTGGTCACACCTGATGTAGGACATGAACCAAATGGTACCTCATATATTTTTTCACCACTAAAGAAATTAGAAGCAGATGTGAATCTTTCACGACCAAATACAAAATCATATTGGTCATGCCATAATTTTGGTAGATACTCATTATCTGTAAATTGGTAAGTCCATACTTGGTCTTTTGATAAATCAAACGATAGTGGTTCAATTTTAACATCAGAGTTTAAATCTAATATTTTAGTCCAATCCCTAACAGTTCTATCTTGGTCGTTATATTCCCAAGTATATGGTTCAATCCTTAAAGTTTTTGCTTGTTCATCCTGTGTAACTACAAGGTTAAACATTGTTATTAAAGATTTTAAAAATTGAACACAATCTAAATTTGGAATACCCAATCTTATATCTAATAGTTCATTTGGAATAACTGGTGATTCGTATAATTCATATAATGGTAGGGGGTCAATAAGTGTTCCATCATTATATGCTTGAATTCTATATATTCCGTTTGAACCTCCAATACATGAACTAAGCCAAGTGGTCTTATCAAATATTACAACTTTAATAAATTCACCAGCCGTAAATGAATCGTTAAAAAATAAATTAACAGGTAAAGGACCATTACCTAAACCTAAGAAATCGTCACGATATGCTTGAGATAATTTAATTGGTGCGGATTCATAAAACATGGTTCCGTTTTCTACTATGAAGAATTGGCTACTGTGTCTGTATGCTCTAATAACAATATCAGGAACTAATATTGCCCCGTAAATACAAAGGTCAGTGGTGAGTACATTAAATCTAATATTAAATCCGTAGTTTCCTGCATAAGGAACTTGAAAGCTGGCATAGGTTGTGTTGTTACCAAGTCCATTAAGATAATTGTTTAAAGGGTTGTATGCCGGTCCTATGTTATCGCTAAAGGGTAAGTTATGAGTTGTATCCTTATCATACGCATATTCTCGAGCATTCATATAAGTCCTAAATATGTTTTGGTTAGTTATACCTGAAACATAATCATTTCCAATCTTTCCATTTTGGAATGTATCCATGTAGATTGAAGTAAAATAAGGTGAATCAAAAAACTCTGATACAATTGTATAGTCTGTCTGATTAATCATTCTATCCAATACTGATTTTAGTTGGATTGCAGGTTTGAACATTGATGGTTGAACAGGAAATGCCGACTGGTCAAATGACCTTGGCATATCAAAGTCATAGGTAAATGTCGGGGTTGCTCCACTATCACTTGAACCCTGATAATCTAAACCATAGTTAATAAGTGGATATATGATTTGTCCGTTAAATAATCCTGAGGCACCATCGTTTACACATTCCCAAGATTGAGTAACTGATGAATATGCCAGTTCGTGAAGTAAGTCTGTATAGTCTAAATCTTGTAATTGAAGGTTTTTAAGTGGAGCTGTGAAGTCAGTTACCTCACCCATCAAATAAATCTCGTATAATCGTTCATCGTTGTTTGTGGTTACAGAGTTCAATCTCATTATTCCCTGAAATATATCTGTACCTCTGTATTGAACAATACATGAAATCTTTTGTAGTGAGTTAAATAAAGTTCCGTTTACCTCATAGTAATGTTCAAATATTTGTGCATTATTAGTGGTATCAGGAATTTGAATTGTTTTAGAATATGGAACTCTACGATTAGTTAAATTACTAATATCATTCTGTTGAATTGTAAGAGTAATTGGAATGTCTTCAAAAACATCAATACGCTGCCAAGTATTATCCTCAAGTTGTGCTAATAGTATTGTATCCAAAATATTATTTTCCTAAAAGTTTGATGTTATTACTGTAAACATATTGTAATTCTAAATTAAATACAGTTCTGTTACCTTGTATCTTTTTCTCAAATTCTGTGTTTAAAATATTCACAGGAGCAAGTCCTCCATCAGTTGTAATTTCATAAACAAGATTTGAGGTATATAATTCCTCTAACCATTGGAATGTAGGTTGATTTACAAATCCTGAATTAACCAATACGGTTTCAACCATAATAACATCGGAGTCATTTAATCCACGAGAGTATTGCGTCTTTATTGGATTGTCTGAACCCCAATCAATGTTAAGTGATTTGTATTGTTGTCGGTCAATAGATAAACCTTGAAATCTATTAAACATTAGTCTAACATAATCGTAGTGTCCATATCGATTCAAGAACATTAATTGAATATGTTGATTCTGTGAACGACTTACACCACAATTCAAGTTGAATGTGAATACCTCAGAGATTGGTTGGTATTCAACACAATTTCCTTCAGTATATGTTGTTGGTGGAGTTTGTGGGGTTATTGCCATTTTATCTCTTTTCTAAAACACTCCAAGTACCACCGATTAAAGTAAGTAATCCTCCGCTTATTTCTGTAAAGGTTGTTTCATCTAAAACACCTTTCATAATTAATATACCTCCAACGAATGTAAGTATATGTCTAATTAAAGCTAATATTTGTATCTTTTTCATAGTTATATTATTTTATTTTATTTAGTTGCAGGCACCCCCTGCAGTCGTTACTGTTACGTCATCACAAGTCTCTAAAATTGAAGTACAAGCACAAGCAACAAATGTTGTTTGAAGAGGCCCTAATGTAACTCCAACCCATGCGTTTGTTGTACAATTAAAGTATTGAACAAAACAACTATTATCTTTATGGTTGTTTGATATATTAATAGGGTAACAAGTTGCACACTTTGCTGTTGGTGTTTGTGTAGGTGTTGGTGTAGGTGTTGGTGTAGGTCCACAACTTCCAACTCCAATAGTAACATCAGAATATGCGTATGTTAATGTACCATTACATGCACAGAATGGTGCCTTTGAAGTAGTACCTGGTAAGTTATATGATTGAGGTACTCCATTACAATCTAACCATGTAAGTTTATCAGTATATGGTGTGTTATTAACTACGGTATATTCTACACAATTACATGAGAATGGTGTAGAAGTTGGAGTTGGTGTTGGATAAAGTATTTGACAAGTACCAACATTTGTTACAATTGCTCCACCAACACTAAGTACTGGTTCAACACAAGAACATACCGTATAACTTACGTCAGGTTGTAAAAACAATGTACCATATTTACCAGTAAAACAATTTTGGTATGATGCGGTATACGGTATAAAACCACCATCATAAGAAATATTATATTGAGTACAGCCCGTACAGTATGGTGTCGGTGATGGTGATGGTGTTGAGTTTGGAGTTGAGGTAACTGAAGGAGTTGGAGTTGGAGTTGTTGGTACTGGAATTGGAGTTGTTGAACCTGTAAATTTTCCATATAACTGAACGGTATATTGAGCAGCATTTGCCGGAAGATTTGGTATGTTTGCTGGTCCTGCCCCCACATAGAGTGTATTATAATCTGTTGTTCCTGTTGGAGGAAAAAGTAATGGTAGTTGTTGATATACATAATTACAATTAGTTCTTGGACCTCCACCATTTGATACAATGTTGTCGTATGTTGTGGCAGTGATTACTGCTCCCTGGTCATCAATAAAAGTGTATTTGACATAATACCCTTCAGAGAACCCTGTTGTTCCACCAGACCAAAGATAATAGTTTGTGAACCCTAATGTAAAATAGTCATCTTCTAAAACATCCAATGTTCTTGGAGCGTTTGTTAGGAATAAGTTAGATGTGGTTGGATTTGTTCCTACAGGAGTTCCTGATAATACAAATTGACCTATGTTAAAACTTTGTTGTGTGGCTTTGGGATTTACTCCCATTGTTGAACGAAATACTTTGTAAGGAAGACTCTCAACTGCTGGTGGGCCTAAAGCGTTTCCATAACCTGTAAATCCTGAGATTGACCCTAATGCTGAATCTGCAAATTCATAACCAGTCTTTACATAATAACTTATAGTTTCTGTATTTAAAGGTCTTGAGAATGGAAATGTTTGGTGTGTATAAATTGGAGTTGTGTCCCAATATGATAGGGGTAATGAATCTGTGTAGGTCTCAAGGATTTGTTGTAAATCCAATATTCCAAGTCCATAAGGGTTTGGTGTGCACTTACCTTCAAATACCAATAACTCATCAACATAGAGTTCATATTTAAATTTGAACTTAAATGTACTTATGGGATTGTATGTATCCGATGATAATGTAAAATATATACCATCTGATAATACGGGTTGAAATTCTGCTGGTGTTGCGCTATAAAATATACTCATTGTATTCCTGTTCTAACTGTTATTTTTTGTCTTATAATTTCTTCAATAAATGCTCTACCATAGATACCAAAAGTTTTTGATATGTCATCCATTGATTGTTTAATTGCTTCTTGAATAAAGAAGGTTGGGGCAATACCCAATTCACCTATACTTCTTTGTATTAAAAATGCTCTATCATCGTTGGACATAAACCTCCCCTTTTTATCTCTAAATTGTGGAATTGAACTTCTTGTTCTTGACCAAGTGGCTATTATTGCAAGTGGTGGATACTTGAATGTAGGAGATTGTTTCTTACCTCTACGTCCTTGATTTACAACTTGCCATTCAGGTGCTCCAGGAAACTCAAGAACCATATCAACATTTCCATCTTCGTCTCTATTCCAACTAACCTTAGTGGCATCTAATAATCTACCTGTATAAACACGATTGTTTACTGCTCCTGGTGTTTTGCTCTTACCATCAAATCCTCGTGATTGACGAGGTTTTAATAGTTGAAGCTTGATGTTTTCTTCAATAACATCTCCCAACATTCTCAATATGTCATCAGGTGCTTGTGCCATCTTTATATACAACCATTAGGGTCTAATGTACCAACTTGTCCAAGACCACCTATAACATTATACGTGGCAATTCCATTTGAATACCATCCATCAGGTACGGGATTTGTTAATGGTATTGACGCTGTCAGATATAAGTAATCACCTGTGTTAATAACAGCACCTCCTGCAATAGTCCCATAAACAGTAATTGGACTTGCACTATACGCTAAACAAGCGGCATTTTCAGTTATACCTGTACCTACACTAAATGTATACCATGCAAAAGTTTGAGTAGGTGTTTGAGTTGTTGTTGGTGTTGGTGTTGTTGTTGGTGTTTCTGTATTCGTAGGTGTTGTTGTTGGTGTTTGAGTATTAGTTGTGGTAACCGTAGGAGTTGGAGTTTCTGTATTAGTAGGAGTTGGTGTTGTTGTTGGAGTAGTCGTATTCGTAGGTGTAGTGGTAGGTGTTGGAGTTTCAGTATTGGTAGGAGTTGCCGTCGGAGTTAACCCAATTGTAACTGTTGGTGTTTGAGTATTAGTAGGGGTTGGAGTTGGAGTAGTTGTTGAAGTATTAGTGGGGGTTGGTGTAGGATAGTAATCACACGAATCTAATGTATCATATACAATCAATGGGACTTCCATTGCAACTCCTGCCACATGGTCTCCAAATCTCTCAAAAAATGGGATTGCCTGAACTGGCATATTCACATCCAAGTTGTCATATAATATTGGTGAGGTATTCAAACCAAACTTCAAGTAGGCTAAGAATCTCTTGGCTTCCATGCTCATGTCGGATACACAATCCTTTTCATTGGATAAGTCCCAATTTAAGATGTCAGCAAAAATCATCGTAACAGAATATATTGTCATGTTCTCCTGATACTCTATTGCTTGAGGAACCACAAATAAGAATGGATAGTTCACAGATGAACCTGAAATATTCTTTCCAAAATCCACCAAGTTTCCATAACCAAATGTGTTTAACATTGGAGCTTGTTCCTGAAAATATTGTAAGTAATCTAACACCTTATGGAAGGTGGTATATTGGTTCATTATATTAGTCATTTATTTCTTCATTTTTTTAAGTTCGTTTTGTTGTTGAATAATCCTGTCTTTAATTAATGCTCCTGTCGTCAAACATAAATATAGATTCAAATCATTGAGTTGTTCTATTTTGGTAATGTCTTCACTTGCGAGTTGATAAGTTAGTTGAAAATAGAATCTCGCAGTGGCTTCGGATGGAGCCATTTGGGTAGTATCTTCAGTATCGGTTTCAGGTGGTTCTCTATCTTCATCTTCACTTTCAAAGAAGTGTCTGTACGAGCTATGTATTCGTTTAATGTGTGCAAAAAAAAACTTGAGACTCCAAACCACATTTCCACAGGTAAGTTTAATTTAAAGAGTTCTGACCTTTCGATTACATCTACTGACTTAAACTTTTCCAATTTATATTTTGTTCCATTTTCACTTTTAACTGGTCTGTATAGGAGTGACATAATCAAGTGGATATTCTCTAACAACTTATCTGATTGAGAATATACCTCAAGGTCTACCCATTGTCCCCATGTCATTTTTTGCCAATCATTCTCCAATCCATAGGTTACTCCACTTAACTCAAATGTGGTTACCAGTTCATTTGTTTTTGGTTGTAAGATGTGGTTTGATAATGCTGATTCAACAAACTTAATTTTTTCTGCAGGTAAATCTTTCAACTCATCTACGGATACTCCCAAATACAAAGCAAGTATCTCTTCTGGCTTGGAATACTTAATAGTATTTCCCTGTATCTTTTGATATTTATCAATCGTTAATTTTGGATTGACCTTAATTACTTGGTCATCAATTACTACTTCTATCATACAAATGCGAATTTCTTTTGTTTTTTACCTATCTTCATTTCAAGGATATAACGAATCGGGTCAATACAGTGGTTGAAATTATCAATGGGTTCATCCAAGTTTTTTAGATTCTTATCTTGTTTCCAAATATAGGAGTTTAATTCATTTATTAAATTTATTGAAGTTGGTGTAACAAATAAGTTGTGTCGTTTAATTAAATCAATCCCATGTAAGATTGTTCCTTTTTTAACTGATTTACTGTTTATCCCATTTCTTCTCATTTCTTCAATGGCTTCAGGTTTTTGACTATCACAAATAAAATCATCTCTTAGGTTAATTTCTAAGTCTTTAATCTTATAGATAAAATCAGGTAATGTTGTATGTCTCAAATACAACAGTTCATCACAATAAATATTTTCATCTTGTTTATATACCGCAATCAAAGTATTTGGGTCAGACCATCCAAAGTCAATTCCGTATCCAAGTAACTTTGCATCAATTGGAATCTCATCACATACTTGTTGGTGATTGAATACTACTCTGGTTGGTACACCTTTTTGTCCAAGACCAAATACCCTCCATAAGTTTTGGTCTCTGAATTGTAGTTTCTCAATTTCTTTAATCTGAATCTTAGATAAAAATGGATTGTCGGTATATGTTATAATTGTGTAGAACACATCATCCTTACCTTCTAAGTCATAAATCCATGAGTTCCATAATGAGGGGTTCAAATCAATTACAACTCGGTCTGATGTTCTTAAAATTAGTTGGGTATATTCTTCTTCAGAGATTTCAGTTGCCTCGTTCATAAACAAGTAATCTCTTTTGCGTCCCCTTAATTTTGTTTCATCATCAACACTAAACCACTCAATCATATTTGAACCCAATTGATAATATCCATCAGATGAATGCCATTTGTTTGGGTCATACACATCAAAGTTAATTAAGATTTCTTTTAAGTCTCTTAATACAGAACCCTTCAATGCTGGTAGGGTTTTTCTTACAATAGAGAGAGTTTTGTTATTCTCTTGTAGTAATCTGTAAACCCAATAAATTAAAATGTTATACGTCTTAGATGCACGAGATGAACCTTGAAATACACAAATTCTTTTGTCTGTGTTTATCAGGTCTTCGAACACTCGTGTGGTTTGGATTTTAGTCATTCATTATTTTATTACAATTCTTCACCATTTAATCTTTTCTTTGAGAACTCTGCGTATTTCTCATTGAGTTCCATACCGATGTATTTTCTGTTATTACAACCCAATCCTGTGGTGCCTATTCCACTAAAAACATCAAGGATTACATCACCTTCATCTGTTAGTAAATTGATGAAATATGTGGGTAATTCTTTGTGATA